GTTGATGTGGAGTTTGTGAAATGACCGAAAAGACTGAGAAGCAGAAGGTGCAGGAGCGGCAGGACGGCAACTACAAGGCTCCGATTATCACCGAACCGAGGGCCAAGGCTCCAATTCCTCAATGGGTTCCGATCACTACCAGGTAGAGTTGCGGTAGCGGACGGCTATGAAGTCCGGTATAACAGGAGGCTAACGGAATGACCACCCCCGAAGGTGAAGGCGCTCAGAGCGGCGCAGAAGGCACCCAGAGTGGTGCCGGAGGTACCAGCGGGAACACCAACGACAACCCGAATCCCAAGCCGGAGACCGGTTCCCAGAGCGGAACCGAAGACGCGGTGGCGAAGGAAAAAGCCGCTGCTGAGTCGTATCGGGCGCGGATGCAGGCTGCCGACAAGCGTGCCGCGGACCTCGAAGCCAAGTACAAGCAGCTGGTGGACAAGGACCTCCCGGCGCAGGAAAAGCTGACTCGCGACCTCCAGGATACCCAGAAAGTTGTTGAGACCCTCACGGCAACGAATTCCCAGCTAGCGCTGGAGAATGCGTTCCTGAAGGACAACACCTACACCTGGCACAACCCGGAATCCGCGCTCAAGCTGGTGGACATGACCCAGGTGGAGATCGGCGCGGACGGCAAGGTCACTGGGCTGAAGGATGCCCTGAAGGCGCTGGCCACGACGAACGGCTACCTGGTCAAGACCGACACGGACGACAAACCGCTCACTCCGGGCGGGACGGCTCCGGGCAACAACGGCGGTAACGGTGGCACCACGCCCAATAGCAAGGCGTTGGCGGCGCGGTTCCCGGCCATGCGTACACGGGTCAAGCGCGGCTAGGCCCTTCCAACCAAACCAACCTTCGGAAGGAGGACCTGGTGAGTCGTTTCGACAAGTACGACCCGTATGACGGCGGATTCCGAGCGAAGCTGAACGCAGCCATCGCCGCGGTTGACGTGAACAAGATCTTCGCGGTCACGATCAACACCTCCGGGCGCGTCGTGCGAACCGGTATCGGTGCGGCGGCTGACATCCGCGGCGTCATCTGTGCCACCGAGGCCATGCCCGCTGGTGCTGCGATCGACGTGATGACGGATGGTGAGATCGGTGACGCCACCTTCACGGTCGGCACTGCGTTCACGGCAGGCGTGATCGTCTACGCCCACCTGGACGGCACGGTCGATGTGACCGCGACCGCTGGCAAGGCCGTGGGCTTCACCGTGGAGCTCAATCGACTCGTCGTCCGCCTCAACCCGGTCGCCTGAAGGGAGGGTAACCAACTATGGCAAAGGGCTATTCCGCCAAAGCGGATATCCTCACCCGAACTCGCGATGGTCAGGACCTCAACGCTGTCTGGGACGCGTTCGAGGCCGCGCTGTCGGAGTTCAACGCTGCTCGGCAGCCGCTCGTGGATCTGTTGGCGTCCAACGTCTCCGGCATCGTCGATGAGGTCGCGACGCCGGGCACCGAGCGCTTCGAACTGGCCACTGAGTTCGGCATCGCGCAGTCCATCCGGCCGGTCCCGGCCGTCACGTCGCGGGCATACCCGTTCGATTGGTATGACCTCCGGCAGGGCTACACGTGGCGCTTCCTGACGAAGGCGTCCACGCGGCAGCTGGACGCGGTCATGTCACAGGCTCTGGAGGCTGAGAACGCGTTGGTGTTCGAACAGACGATGAAGTCGCTGTTCAACAACGTGAACCGGACCACCAACCTCGACGGGATCCCCACAGCCTTCACAGTTGTAGCGCTCTACAACGCCGATGGCACGGTGCCTCCGCCGTACAAGGGGCAGACCTTCGCGGGCTCGCACAACCACTATCTCGGTTCCGGCGCCAACGCGGGCCAGACGTTCTTTGACCCGCAGGACTTCACGGACCTGGCCGCGACGATCGAGCACCACGGCTTCACCCGCTCGCAGGGTTTCAACATCATCTTCCTGATGAACCCCGCGGACGCGGCGACCTCGGTGGTCAAGTACGTTCGCAACCAGGCCTTCGTGTCCGGCGGTGCGGTTCCGGCGACTTCGCTGTACGACTTCATCCCGACGCAGGCCTCCAACATGAGCCTGCTGCTGCCGCCCGGCTTCCAGCTGGTGGGTGGGCTCGCGCCCAACACCTTCGGAGGCCTGGAGGTCGTGGGCACCTGGGGTCCGTACCTGTTCATCCAGGACTACCAGATCCCGGCCGGATACGTCGTCGCTGCGGCGACTGCCGGTCAGTCCTCGGACCTGAACATCATCGGCCTCCGCGAGGACGAAGAGCCATCGCTGCAGGGCCTGATCCTCAAGCCCGGCAACACCTCCGCCTACCCGCTGATCGACTCGCACTTCATCCGCGGTCTGGGTGCGGGCGTCCGGCAGCGTGGTGCAGCGGCCATCATGAAGCTCGACAACTCCGGCGGCGCGTACACCGTGCCGGCCTCGATGGTGTGGTGATCTGAATGAGCATGCACATCGATTCCTCCAAGCCGCTGACTCCTGAGGCGCGGGCGTACCTCGAAGGGCGTGGCAACCACGCCGAGATCGCTCGCATCGACAGCATCAACGGCGTCACCAATCCGCCTGCTCCGGGCGAAGGCGACGGCACCGGCCCGGCGATTCAGCCGCTCATGACCTCGGAGCAGCGTGCCGCCGAGCGCGACAATCTGCTGAAGCGGTTGGCGGAACTGGACGCCGGCACCGAGCAGGCCGAGGACGGTGACGCCGAAGAGGGCGAGCCGTATGAGGTCTGGACGGCAGAGGAACTGAAGAATGAGATCGACCGGCGCAACGAAGGCCGGGCGGCCGAGGCGCAGATCAGCAAGGCCGGCAACAAGGCTCAGCTGGCCGAGCGGCTGTACGCGGACGATGAGGTTCTGCGGGAGTCCGCAGGGTCCTGATCGGACGTACGTGAGGGCCGGACCGCAGCGGAAGGCGGTCCGGCCCGTTCCACTAGAAGGAGGAGATTGTGGCTACGGTTGATGAAATCGCAGCGTTCCGCTTGCTGATTGCGGAGTCAGCTGACGTCATGCCGTATGACGACATCTCCCTCACCACCCGGCTCGACGCCGCGGAGTCGCCGCAGGCGCTGGCGCGCGAGATCTGGCTGGAGAAGGCCGCCAAGTTCGCGCAGCTAGTCAACGTCTCCGAGAGCGGTTCATCGAGGTCCCTTTCAGATCTCCACAAGAACGCGCTCGCCATGGCTGCCGGCTTCGGTGCGGCGACGCCGGACGCGCCGGGCGGTCCGATCTCCGGTGTGCGGATGCATCGGTTGACCCGCTCATGATTGGGACTGCAGAGCTGGACATCCAGCGACGGATCACCGCTGAGTTCATCGCAGCAGATTGCAACGATATCGAGTTGCTGCGTCGGCCACAGACCTCAGACGGCGCTGGGGGATTCACCTGGGACACAGCCGCTCCGGTTGCCGTTCAATCGCTTCGGCTCATCCCGTCTCAGGACGGCGCGCAGCCACGTCTGACCGCGGACGGCGTGGAGGTCACCCCCTCGTACATGCTGATGGGGACGTACGACGCCAGCATCCAGCGATTCGATGAGTTCACGCTCGCCGGTCGCCGGTATCAGGTGGTGTTCGTCAACGCCAACGCGCAGTATGAAGTCAAGGGCGAGGTGGCTTACCTTGGCGGCTGAGTTCTCCTTCAAGTTCGATCGGTCCAAGTTCGAGAACCCCAAGATCATGGAGCGGAAACTGCAGCGTGCCATCTTCGGCGTCGCCAAGTATTGGGATGGCCGGATCGAGGCGCACATGAAGCAGAAAGCGCCGTGGCACGACCGGACGACCAACGCCCGCAACGGTTTGGCAGCCTTCGCGGCGAAGACCACGACCGCCGGAAGCTTTGTCATCGTGTTGGTACACACGGTGACGTACGGGATCTATCTGGAGCTGGGGACGCGCTTCATGAAGGCGCGACCGATCATCATCCCAACCCTCAATGCCTACGGACCCAAGGTCATCAAGACGCTGACCAAGATCCTCGATCGGTTGGGGTCGTGATGCGGAAGACCATCAGGGACCTCTTGTTGGCGAGTGCGCCGTTAACCAACCTAGTTCCAGCGGAGCGATGGTATTCACCTGGAGCCGTCCTAGACCACCCGGTGACGCCGTTCGTGGTTCTCCGTTGGATTGCGCCAGTGCTATCGGGCGGACCCGGCCAGTACGCGCATCAGCTGCGCGTGGACGTGCACGACAAGCGCGGCTCGTACGCCAACATTGAGGCGCTGCTGGGCGGGCCGTACAAGGCCAACGGCGTGTACTCGATCCTCTTCGGACTCGCAGGCGTCACCGGCGCAGACGGATACATTGCGCAGACGGATTATCTGGGTGAGTCCGGTGACCAGGAAGACGAGACGTACGCTACGAACTACATGTTCAGCAGCTGGCAGATCTGTGGGAGGAAACAGTAATGGCGAACACCGAGAGCAGGCCCGTCGAGGCGGAGAGCGCGGACTTCATCGAGTACGCCGGTGAGGAGCCGCACGGCACCGCCTTCCTCACGACGCACACGATTCCGAAGGGGGATCCGCTGTGGAAGCGGAACAAGGTCTCTCCCAGCAAGGATCTGGTGTGGGAGCGCGACCCGATGGGGGCGGCCATTGGCCAGAAGGGCAACCGGATGCTGCTGTCTACGGACGGGATCGCGCCGGAGGTGTTGGCCGTCCTGGAGAAGACACCCGGCTACAAGCGGGTCAGCGAGTAGAGCTGCGTTGTCCGAACGGGATCAAGTTTGGCGAGATCCTGCACGGCGCGGAGTTGGAGTTCAGTTGCCGTAGCAAGCGCTGCGGCAAGGAGCCGGGAGTGTTGGTACTACATAGGTTCACCGCTACCGGGGTGTTCATCGATACCAAGCGGTATCGGGAGATCGTGAGCAGGAAGGAGAAGTAAATGGCGATTGCAATTCACCGCTTGCCGTACGGTCTGCGCGACATCAAGGTGGCCACGCTCGACAACACCGGCGTCAAGGGCACCCTCGTGGACCTCCCGGCGGCGCAGACGCTGGAGTTCCAGGAGGAGACTGCGAGCCAGGTCCTCCGTGGCGACGACACCACGATCGCACAGCGGGTGACGATCGACAACGTCAGCTGGACGCTGGACTCCGGCGGCATCAGCTTCGAGGCGTACACCGTGATCGCCGGTGGCGCTGTGTCATCGACGGGAACCACTCCTGCCGTCGTGAAGAAGTGGCGGCGCATGGGGACGGACTCCTACCCGGACTTTTTCCTTGAAGGCCAGTCAATGTCGGAGTCCGGCGGAGACAACCACATCGTGTTCCACCGCTCGAAGGCGACGCAGATCTCCGGAACGCACCAGGACCAAGAGTTCTGGATCTCGCACGCCGAAGGCAACGCGATCGCAACCCTCACCGCTGCTAACCTCGGCGCGGTCTGGGACATGATCGCCAACGAGACTGCGGCGACGATCGTCTAGTCTCCCGGAGCGACCGGACGTGCTTTCATAGCGGGCACGTCCGGTCTTCCGAAACCCAACAACGCCAACAGGAGCACAAGATGCCAGGCGAGTACAGCAAAGCAGAGCTTGAGAACATGAGCGTGGCCGAGTTCCTTGCCGCGCAGAGCCGCGGATTCACCAAGCCGGATGCTTCCGAATTCGGTGGCCTGAACTTGGGGAACGTGGAAGCCAACACCTCGCAGATCTTCAGCCCGGCCGGTGGGATCAACCTCGGTAACTCCGCTCCGCGGCCGGAGCCGCGTAAGGACGTATGGGTCTCGCAGGCTGCCGCCGCGCAAGGTGAGGACTTCATCTGCCCGTCCGGGCAGGTCTGCCGGCTCCGCGAGATCGCGCCGGAACGGTTGCTGGAGCTGGGAATCCTGGACAAGGTGACGCGGCTTGAAGGTCTGGCCGACATCTTGGTGAAGCAGGCGTCCGGTCAGCCGCCGGAGAAGACGCAGCTGCCGTCCCGCGATGACCTGGCGCTGCTCCTCGACACCATCAACACGTTGGTAGTCCTGGCCGTCCTGGAGCCGAAGCTGTACATGGAAGACGACAAGGAGAT